CGTTAATATCTACTGGTATTGATTTGGTTACGTTCTTGTATCTCATTTTACGGGTATATTAAATTCATTTAATAAATTCCTTACCGCTGTACCGGCTTGCTTATTTTCATTGGCTGCATTTACGCTTTTCACAATGGCCTCAAACTGGCGATGCGTTTTAATAAGTTCATTATAGTGCATTTGGTTAAGTTCCAGCTTAACCGCGCCGCGCTCTTTTAAAAACATATTAAGCTTAGCTGTATTCATTTTTTTATCTTCGGGTGTATCACCGTAAATAATGCCTGCCTGATAGGCTAATGAAAATATAATGCTTTTTAACCGCTCGTTAGGGTCGTACCCGGCAAGGCTGGTAATCAACCGCCGCGCTTCGTCTATGGTAAGTTCCCGGCTGCTCTCTGTGCGCCCTTCGGTCAGGTTGTAAATAATATCAGCCTTTTGATCTTTTAAGCCCAGGTTATGCAATAACGCATGAAGCTTTACTATTTGTGGTTTTGTAGCTGTTTGCATGGCTTTATAATTTGGGGGTTATTGTTTTAATGTATTCAATTTGTGCAAATTCTATTTCGGTTGCTTGTTTGGGAAACATGGTTTTATAGTGCTGGCAAAAGGCCGCTACCACATCAGCTATTAGGTTTGTTGAGGCGCTAACCAAACGGGCGGCATCCCATCCGTTGGCATAAATCCAGTATTTTATGGTAGGTTCCTGCACATTCAGCAATTGGGATATTTCGCAGGCGCTGCGGCCTTCTTTTATGTACAGGTTAGCCGCTTTGTACTCTGCCATTACTAAAAAGTCCGGGCGTAATACTTCCCATTGGCCTTCTTTGCACCATTTAGATATTGTTGGCACAGAGACGTTAAGCGCCTGGCTTATTGCGATTGCTGACAGGCCATTTTTGATGTATAAGATTGCCGCTTCATGTATTTTTGGCCCCGGCTTTTTGTGTGTTGTTTCGGGGCGCAGCTGTTGCCATTGGCCTGCCGTACTCCATTTTTGAAATTTACCAGTAGGGATATTTAACTTTGCACAAATCTCCCGGCCTGTCATTCCGTGCTTAATAAACAACACTGCGGCTTCGTGCTTAAACGTCTCAAAATCCCGGTCGGCATTTAGGCCTTTTTTAATAATGCTCATAATTATGAATTTTAAAATTTAGGTTAATCATTCAATATTATCATACTTTCAGCCCGGCGTAAACCGCCCGCGTTGCCGTCCATATCATTAGCAATACAGCGTCTTATAACCACGTCCATTTGTGATTTATTTTCCATATTTACGTCCAGCACATCGGTAAGTAGCTTCTTGTAAAAGGCTTTTTTGTCCTGATCGCCTTTCGGTACACAACTGGTGAAGTTGCCGCTAAAGCGACTGAAAATTTCTTTAAAACCTACCTTACGTGCATCTATGCCCCGGCGTATTTTTTCCCTCAACCCATCAGCGCCAACTAAATACCAACCGCAGGCCCCTTCGGTAGCGTTCCAAAACTCTTTTAATTCCAACAGGGCATTATAATTCAGATCGCCCGCCTCGTCGATTATGATAATAGGTTCAGGCAACATTTTCAAATAGGCTTTTATCTCGTCCTTTATTGAGTTATAGGTGCCGGTGCTGTCCAGGCCGATAACCTTAGCCAGCTTGCGTACCAAAAGTTGTTGCGTTTTGGCCTGGCTGGCATCTATATAAAAGCAATTTTGTAGCGTTTTGGAGAGGTATTTAACCGTGAACGTTTTGCCTATCGCGCATTCATCCACAAATATTTTTGCTTTCGCGTACCGCTTGCAAAAAAGCACATCGTCCTCAATGGTTATAAAAACATCTGTTTTAGCCGCTTTCCATTTTCTTTCACCGGCGACAACATCAAGTTCGCGGCATATATTCAGCCATTTAGCGTCATCTATAAGGCCGTCCACCTGGCCCGAACGCATCCGGCTCCAAATTGCGCCACGAAAACCCCATTGCTGGGCAAATTTTTCGTTACTACCACTAAAGTTACCGCGCACCTCAAGCAACGCCGCAACTGCTTTTTTCTTAATCTCTTTTGAAATTTCTATCATAACGTATATTTTAAAATCTGTCTTTTAATGATCTCACAAAGCTTTGGGCTGGCGCATCTTCAATGTCGTCAAGTTCGGGCAGCAGGCCGCCGGTTTGCCTTTTGGTTGGTTTAAGCTGTTTTATATTGGTCATTGTAAATGTTGGTTCGCGTTTAGGGGTATTGTCAATTATCGTAACCGCTTCAATTTCGTTTTTACGCTGCTTAGCGTAGGCCTCAATCGTAGCTACGTAGCTGCTCATTATTTTGTAATTGATTAGGCATTGCGGGGTGCGTTCAATAATAGCGCGGGCATACGTCGGCTGGGGAACGGCCTCGCAAATTTGTGTGTCATTTAAATAGATCACCGCTTTAATTACGTCGCCATCATTGCCATTTATCCAGTATATGGTTATGGTTTTACCTTCAACTTTTTTCATTAGGTTAACCAGTTTTTCACCCAAGCAAACCTGGTCGTCCTGTCCTAATAAATATTTGGAACCTCTAAAATTTATCATCCCAGCATGCACACTTGTTGTTGTCGTTTCTCCCAGGTACGGCAAAAAGCTGTTATAGTTAGTTGCTTGTAGTTTAGGATTTTGCATTTGCACAAAAACTTGCCACCGGGATAAGTGAGTATGTACGCTATGTGGCATGTTATTCCATTCTTCTATATCGGCCAGGCAGTTATCAATTATTTGTTGATACGACAACGTAGGCACGTCGTGGCTGCCTATTTGGTTACTTTCACTTAGCGCGAACGGCCTGGCTATCCAGCCTTCGCGCTGTTTTTCATAATTGTATCGCAATTCTCTAAAATATCGCTCAATTTTTTTGCCCCTTGCGTTGTTGGGTTCTATGCGCACATTTTGAAACATTGCACCTTCGCGCAAAAAAGAATTTTCAAACGATCTGTTTAAACTACTTTCGCATTCTAAGCCGTCGGGCAGGCTAACGCCCCATTCGGCATAGTTCCTTACCAATTGCTGGTAAAATTCCGTTATAATGCCCTCTTTTGATTTGCCATGCACCCAGCACGTAAATGCCTCACTTGCCAAATCAATAGCCATGTAAAACCAAACCCTTTTGCCGTCCGGCATTTTAAAAGGTGGCTGCCTGTCATCTATCGAAATTAAGCTGCCCGCATATTTTGGCTTATCGGTTGAATGGTGCGGTTTAAAAGCCTGCATATACCGTTGGCGGTCGCCACTTCTTACGCTATGTGTAGCAATTTGGCTTTGCCATTGTGCCAGGTAGCCGGTAACGGTAGCAACACTTAGTTTCTTAAAGCCTTTTGGGTTATAAACTTCGCCGCTTTCATTATTAATAACTTCTAATGAGCCGCTGATAAAAGCCTCGTATGTTCTGTGAACATCGGTTGCCGTTGGTTTTGTGGAATTTTTTGCAAACATGCTTTCCAATAAGCCAATAGTATTTTCAAATACTTTTCTGCTGTTATCGTTACCAATTTTTCCCGAAACAAGCGTTTTGTAACCCAGCTTTTCAAAGTCTTTTAAAACCTGTTTAAAACGCTTTAAACTTTCCGGTAAAGTGTGCTGGCAGTTGTATTTAGTGTTAAGCGTTTTTTGGAATGTTATAGCGTGGCCCCGTAATACTTCATCTATACCCAAAAGGTTTAAACCCTTATGCTTGCGCTCTTTTTGTATATCGGCTCTAAAACCGATTATTGTCTTTAGTACGTTGGCGTTAATGATATACTTATCCTGAAATTCGGTAGCTAAATAAAACCCGTTGTCGAGTTGATATTGTGTAAAAAATCGCCTTGCCTCGTTGTCGGTGCGATAATATTTTTCAAAAACGTGTTTAACGTTACGAGGGTCGCCGATAGCGGCCTGTATCTCTATAGCTACACTATCAAAATCGGTTAATGCTTCACGGCCATTACCACCCCTGCGCAATGGTTTTATTTTGCCGCGCGTTTTGGCTTTGTTCAAATTCGCAAGCGTGCCAAAGAACGGCAGAAGCTCTAAATCTGTGAGGCCAATTTTACCATTATACTCAAAGGGCATATAACTACTTTTAGCAATTAATCAATTAGGGACGATAGCCTGTTATTGGCGGCTGCTTTTTTTTCCTTAAGGCAGGTTAGGTA